ACATCAAACGGTAAAAATTTATACATAAAATTAACTGGTACATTAGGTGCAAATAGAAATGTAACAATACCAGATGGGTCTGAAAGAATTATTGTATTTGAAGATGCAACAACTAGAGGTACCTCTGCATTATATACAATTACAGTAAAAACTGTATCTGGATCAGGGGTTGTATTACCAATAGGGTCTACATCCTTAGTATATTCTGACGGCACAAATGTTAGTCTTGGTATTCGTAACAAAGGCTATGTAACTTTAAATTCTTCAACAATTACAGCTTACACAGCCGTTGACGGCGATCAAATATTTGCAAACACAACAGCTAACCCAATTACAGTAACTTTACCTGCATCACCTGCAGTTGGATCAGAAGTTACTTTTATAGATGCGAGAGGGACTTTTGCCAATAACAGTTTAATTGTTAATAGAAATAGTCAACCTATAAATACAGGTACATCTAACCTAACACTAAATACTAACGGTCAAGCTTTTACATTAGTGTACGTTGATGCAACAAGAGGCTGGGCATATAAAACTAACACGGCATAAGGAGCAAGGACAGTGGCTCTTATTGACTTTACATTTAAACCAGGTATCGACAAACAAGATACATCTGCAGGAGCAGAAAACCGTTGGGTTGATTCTGACAATGTTAGATTTAGATATGGTTTACCAGAAAAAGTTGGTGGTTGGTCTTCTTTAGTTACAAACAGTATTGTTGGAGTTTCTAGAAAATTACATGCATTCGTAGATTTAAATGGAAACAGATACGTTGCAATAGGCACAGATAAATTTTTACTTTTATATTTTGAAGGTCAATTGTTTGATATCACACCTTTAAAATCAACTCTGTCTTCTTCTACAATTGCTACTGTAAACGCTTCAGCTGTTTGCACAATAACAACTTCTACATCACACAATCTAGAACCTGGAGATATAGTTTTATTAGATAGTGTAACTTTACCAGGTGGCACGGGTTTTAGTGCATCAGATTTTGAAGATAAATTATTTCAAGTAACATCAGTTCCTTCACCAACAACTTTCACAATTACACAAAGTTCTAACGCTGGTGCAACTGTATCAACAGGTGGAAGTATTGCAGTCAAGCCTTATGAAAAAGTTGGTCCAGCTGCACAAAACTATGGTTATGGTTGGGGTATATCTCAATGGAACGGTTCGGTTCCTGGAGCTGCAACATCTAATTTAGATGGAGCGTTGTTAAATGATACTGCCGGTACAGGTGGATCGGGAACTTCAATTACACTAGATGCAACAACAAACTTTAGTTCATCAGGAAGAATATTAGTTGAAAACGAATTAATTTCATACACAGGTGTATCGTCACCAAACTTAACTACAATTACAAGAGAAGTTGATGGAACAAGTAAGGCAGCTCATGCTGATGGCACAGCAGTTACAGATGCTACAAATTTTTCTGATTGGGGCGAAGCAGTTCTTGCGTCAGAAGTAACTCTTGAACCAGGTCTTTGGTCATTAGATAATTTTGGTCAAGTATTAATCGCAACAATTGCAAATGGTAAAACATTTACTTGGAACGCAGGAGCAGCTTCACCATTAACTGTTAGAGCGTCTACAACAACATCTAATTTTGCAACAGGCAATAATCCAACAGCTTCTAGATTAAGTTTAGTATCACCAACAACTAGACACTTATGTCATTTTGGAACTGAAACAACAATTGGAGATACCACGACACAAGATGATATGTTTATAAGATTTTCAAATAGAGAGGATATAAATACTTATGCTGCAACCGCTATTAATAGTGCAGGAGACTTTAGACTACAAGATGGTACAAAAATTGTTGGTGCCATAAAAGCAAAAGAAACTATTCTTATTTGGACAGATAATGCTTTATACACAATGAAATTTATAGGAGCTCCTTTTACTTTTGGATTTGAGCAAGTTGGCACAAACTGTGGATTGATAGGTAAAAATGCAGTTGTAGAAATAGATGGATCAGCTTTCTGGTTAAGTCCTAATGGATTCTTTTTATTTGATGGTACAGTTAAAACTTTACCGTGTTCTGTGGAGGATTTTGTTTATAATAATTTTGATACTACGAAAGGTCAACAAGTTGCTGCAGGTATAAATAATTTATTTACAGAAGTTGTCTGGTATTATCCATCGTCTGGTGCAAGTTATAACGATAAGTATGTAGTTTTTAACTACGGTGAAAAGTCTTGGTACACGGGCACCGAACCAAGAACTTCATGGATTGATGCAATTGTTTATCCAAAACCTTTTGCAACTAAATATGATGCATCTAGTAATGGAACTTTTCCATCTGTTGTAGGTCAGAGTGGACTTGGCCAAACTAAATTTTTTGAACATGAAGTTGGCACAGATCAAGTTAATGAAGACGGATCTACAACTACTGTAACTTCTTTTATTAAATCTTTTGATATAGATTTAGAACAAAGACAAAGAGCTGTTATGGGACAAACCGCAGGACCAAAAATAGCAGGAGAATTTTTCTTAGCAATGAGAAGATTCATACCAGATTTTAAAACCTTACAAGGAAACGCAAAAGTTAGTCTTGCAATAAAAAGATATCCTCAACAATCGGATAGCACGACAACTCTAAGTCCTTTTACAATTAACTCTTCAACTGATAAAAAAGACACTAGAGCTAGAGGTCGTTTTATTAATGTTAAAATAGAAAACGATAGTAATGGTGAAGAGTGGAGATTTGGCACTTTACGTTTAGACTTACAACCAGATGGTAGGAGATAGTATCAGTGATATATAATATTTCTAATTTTCCTTATATGGGTGCAGACTATGGGCCTAATCCAAATATGGCTTATACAACAGTCATGCCTGCACCAGGAATGGAATATATCTACGATCAAACAGGAACTAGATACTCAGTCCCTATGGGAAGAGATAATCTTTTCTTTTACGACTCTCAAAATTTTAGTCCTTTTAAGTTTTATGAAAATTATGGAGTTTCAGGGGCAGAACCAATAACGGGAGATGGTAAAGATCTTACTCAACCAGTAAATAAAACTGGAACAGGTATAGAAGGCGTTCAAACTATTAATCCATATAATTTTAAAGATTCTGGAATTATGGGTGCAAACAATGTTGCTGCATTTGAACAAGCTACACAAGATAGAATATCTAGATTAAGAAATCCAGGTAAGATTGCAGAATTTTTCTATGATAAAATTCCAAGTATGAGACCTCAAACATTAGGAGATGTTATGCGGGAAGGTTATCAAAAACCTGGTGTTGGTCTTCCGAGTTTTGCAGGGATACTAGCATCAGCACTACCTAGTTCATTTGATAATATGACAAGAGGTGAGCAAGCGTTTACATATTCACAAATGGGTTATACCGATCCTAGAACCAATATGCCTAATAAAGATGCGTATGGATACAATGTAGTTTCTGCTTTTGGTAATTACGCAGCTCTTGTAGATAAAAGAGCTCAGATCGCAGAAGATTTTTTCAAAAAAAGAGGTTACTACAGACCAATTGATAAATATTATCTAGATCAAAAACGTAAGAAAACAGACATGATATCTGATATGGGATTAGTAAATAAAGCACTTGAGCAAGAAGATATTATAAGTCAAAAAATAAAAGAGGATTTTAGACAAAAACAAATAATTGAAGCTGAGATAGCTAGAAAAGAAAAAGAAGCTGCTGAAATAGCTAGAAAAGCAGAATTAGCTAGAAGACAAAATATTGTTAATAAACAAAAAGAAGAATCTGGTTTTACAACAAGTGGTGGTGCAGGTAACTATAGATCAGATAGAGACCACTCTGGACCTGGTGGTTATGGTGGAACCGGTAGAGCATCAAGAGAAGCAAGATCAACTGACCTTGGATTTAGTGATATAAGACTAAAAGAAAATGTAGAGTTAATAGGTAAGTCACCATCTAATATAAATATTTATAAATTTAATTATAAAAATATTCCAACAACTTATCAAGGAGCCATGGCTCATGAAGTGCCTTGGGCAAGTGTAAAACACGATAATGGTTACATGATGATTGATTATAGTAAAATAGATGTGGAGTTAAAAGAATGGCAAAAATAGTAGTAAGATTACCAGAGCCAAAAGAGGAATATGATGTTTCTAACCAGAAACAAATTAATAGAGCAGTTGGTTTAATTGTTGAACAATTAAACTCTACATTTTTAAACGAACAAAAACAGGAGCAAGAGAGATTCTCTTGGTTTATAGGTGGCTAATATATATAAAAACGAATTAGTAGATTTAACTACAACAGATAATACTACGATATACACTACACCGGCTAGTTCTAGAGCTATAATAAAAAGTATAATAGTATCAGAGGATGCGGGTTCAGGATGCGATATAACATTTACTATAACAAACGCAGCTGCAGCAGTGTTTAGTCTGTTTAAGGATAAAACAATATCCTCAAAATCAACAACAGAGCTGTTAACTCACCCTTTAATTTTAGAAGAAAATCAAGTATTAAAGGCACAAGCAACTGATGCAAATGAGTTACATGTAATTGTATCAATATTAGAAATAAATAGGGATTAATATGTCTTTTATAGAAACAGAAGCGTCATTTAGATACGAAGAAATAAATGGTAAATTAGTTAAAGTAATCACACCACAAACAGAGGTTACTCTAACAAATACTAAAACTGGTAAAGAATATAACTCTGATGCAGAGGCTATGCAGGATGTACAGGATCCAAACACAGAAACCGTTGCAGATGATATTAGAAGAGATGTTAAAGTAATAGTGGAAGCACTACCTATTGGTGGTGATTCTAAGTTGTAAAATAGGAGATTTTGTATAAAATAAATAAAAATATGCCAATATCTAGATCACAAATGAGAAGACAATTAAGAAAACAAGGCGGAATTATGGAAGTCGAACCTAGAGAAAATTTCGGCTTAGGTAGTTCTTTAAAGAAAAGAATTAGAAAACTTATACCAAATGAGGTAGCAAAAGTGGCAACAACTGTAGCACCTTTTGTGGCTCCATTCAACCCTGCAGTCGCTGCTGCTATGGCAGGTATAGGTGGTTTCGATCAGACAGGTAGTATTAGTGATTCATTAAAAGGTGCAGCTCTAACATACGGACTTGGCCAAGG